TAGCAGAGGGAAATACAGCCGAAGCTGCTGATTAATTAACCTTTTCGTGCATTTGCCTAGTCATTATCCCCATAGTGACGTAGAGAGGGGATAGGGCTACAATAAGCAGTAATACAAGTACACTTGAAAAAGATAGTGCTTTTAGTATCGCAAATTTAATCATGTTTCAAAAAATTGCTAATATTCTTAGCATTGTTTCTTTCCTTATGGTAGCTTCCATGAGTGGTGGAGCGTACTTTGGTTACAAGTACTTAACATCTGAAAACTTCAAGTCTCAAGTTATGAATGAAATTCTTGGTAATGTACAAGGAATGATGCCTAAAGTATTAGATCAGGAATTACCAAAAGTTACTGGCCCATCAATGCCGATCATTAAATGATCTTTGGATTTTTAAAAAAGCTAATTAAATATTACATAGATAAATTAATTCATTGGATGCGTATGACTAAATTTAATTTAGAGTTAGATAATGACATAAAAAAGTATCACGAAGAATTAGATAAAAAAGTAAAGAAACCAAAAATTGTAGAAAAAGGTACTTTTGGAGAAGATGGTTGGTCTATTTCTATTGGAGACATAGAAGATGGAGATACCTGAGATAGGTATTAGAGAAGTAAATATTCCTGAGGTATATATTCCTGAGGTATACAAACCTGACCCTGTATTGCCTGTAATAACAAATTTAGAAATAGATGTTGTAGGTTGTACTTATCAGCATAGAGATATAAAAAATACTGGTAATACACAGCTTTTACTTGATGACCCAAACGGAGTGTTTCTGACCTGTGGAGAATCTTTATTTCCTAACTTTTACCCTATTGATTACAGACCAGATCAAATAGTAATTACTGAGGATTTGCCTGTAACTAATGAACAACCAGCAATGCCAGAAACTAAAACACCAGAAGTGAAGCAACCTAAAGAAGAAAAAAAAGAAGTTAAGTTTGTAGAATGTCCTTCCTCGAAAGAGCAGAGGGTGGGAGATTTTCGTAACGAAAAAAAGTTAGAACGTGTTATTTCTCACAAAAGAAGCGAAGATGGGACTAGATGTATAACTCTCTATGAAGACGTTTCGTTTAAAGATCAATACATCCCAGAACCTAGCACTATTGTCTCTACTGCTGTTATTGGTCTTGTGGCTGCGAGTTCTCCTCTTATTCTCAATATAATCAAACCAGCTATTAAGAATATTGTTAAAAAGCTTACAAAGAAAAAAGATAAATCTACTTAGTTTTTATTTTGTGTGTATGAGGTAGAACTTGATTTGGTTGTGCAATAAGTTTGATTCCATCACAATTAACTTGATACTTACCGACAAAAACAACTCCTAATCTTGCTTGCTCACCGCAAATTTTTAAACGATATAATTCCATTTCCATTTTAGTTTTTGATATTAATAACTCTTGAGCTTCAATATTTACCCTTGCAGCTTTCTGGCAAAGCTCACCACCTTTACCCAAAGGAATATTAAATTGCATAGATATTCCATAATTTAAGTTGTAATTATCCTTCTCGAACCTTGGGGTTTCTTGAACATATTTAATTTGGCCTGTATCTTCATCGTAAATATTTTGTTTAGTAACTGTTTCTATAGGGCGGTTAAATGACCACGCATCTGTCAAATAAGGAGTTATGGTCAAACTGGGCGAGGTACAAACAATTCCTTGACTGTAGCGATTCTGGGGCAAGCTGGAGGGTGTAATCATGGTTGCGTTGTTATTCACTACCCCTTGGGCATTCGAGCTAGGCGAAGCAACAGTCGTATTAGCCAAAACCCTTGCAGGGCAAAGGATTACAAGAATTACTGACCAAAAATACTTTGAGTTTCCGTTGTTGTGGTAGTTGTAATAGTCCGATTTATTGTGGTTACGTTTGAAAGGCCAGCACCTTGCAGCGATTCCACTAAACTGAAACTTTGTCCAGCATTTACTATTTTCCATCTGGGGACTGCTTCAAGTGATGGACTTGTCCAACTAAATTGGACACCATTAAGAGTTTGAGTTGTTCCAGCAACTGTTGAAGGGTTGATATAACCATTAAGGTCTGCTGATTCGATATTGTGGCCTGATGCAGAGTATGAAAAGCCAGAATTGTATTGGTGAGAGGTAATTGTCTCATTAATTACTGATTGCGAAGTAGAACTTTGAGTGCTTGAACCAGACCTAAACTGAGGAACGACAGGTGTGGCAAGGGTTCTCAAAGGTAGTAGTAATATTAATAATAACCAAAATCTAGTCAATTTCAATCTGAACAGTAGTTGAAGCAATACAGCTTGTTCCAGAACCACCAGCAGTACAAGTATGAATCCCCGAGCTAACACTCGTAAGGGCGAGATTTCCAGCAGTACCTCCAGAAATTACTGTGGTTTGTCCACCAAGTACAGGAAGACTTGCAATACCGCTAGAAGGAGTGATTGCTGATTGTGTTACGTCTCCAGCTTGATAACTTTCGCTGAGAGAGAAGGCAGAACCAGCAGTTGTTACTGTCTTATTTGTATTTACTAAAGCTGGAACTCCATTGCTTAAGCTGCCAAGATTCAGTCCACCTAACCCATTTGTCACTATACTGTCTCCTGTTCCTGTAGAGGTAGTAACATTATTTCCACTTATAGAGTATGTACTAGGTGCGGCATTTGTAATTACATAAGGAGAGTCAATAGAAATCTGTGCTGAAGTTACATACTTGGCTGTGATATCAGCAAAGGCACTAGATGGAGAAAGAAAGATAATGAAAGGCAGTAGTTTTTTCATTTGACTCCTACGTTGGTGTCTTTGTTATCTAATACTTTAGCAGCGTTAGCAGGTTTCTTTTTGTTCACACTTATACCATAAGATCCTAAGACCCCCGAGGTCAGACCTGCAAGGAATGCTCCATCATTCCTAATCTTATCCATATAGCCAAGAGTCATCATTGCTAATGACCAGACAAGAATCATGAATCGAACAGCGTGACCAAAAAGTTCACCCCAATCCGTACCTTCTTTTTCTTCTTGTTCTTCTGCCATAATTAGTATTTATTAGTCATACTATACATAATTACCTATTTACGCAAATGCCTGAGATATATGGTGCATTAGTGGGAGCAGCAGCTACAGCTTTAGTTATGGTGTTATCTAATATGAGTAGTCGTAGAGAACGAGACATACGAGACATTTACTTTAGATTAAACAAGTTGTCGCAAGCGGTTAGCAGAATAGAAGGCAAGATACAATAACGTGTGCTATGTTTGGAAAAACGAACAAACTATGTACAAAATACTAAAGCCTATACTATTACGCTTCCTTTCTACGACAGGTTGTAAACGATTAATAATAGATTTATTACGTGTAATCTGTCAGCAAACTTCAAACACATTAGACGATAGAGCAGTTGATTTATTAGAACAAAAGTTATTTCCTAAAATAAACTAATATGAACCACAAAGAATTTTTTAAAGTACTTATTGGCAACCCACCGCCAGAAATAGAGTTTGAAATTGAGGTCAAACAACGTGAAACAGAACAAATGCCTGATGAAGCTATAAAAGCATATTGTCTAGATTTGGTTAAGTACACCAAGCTACAAGATTTGCTTTTGACTTCAGCAATAATGCGTATATCAGAAATAGAAACTAAACTATATAAGTATGAAAGAGGTATGAAACTATATAAAAAAGTTAGAAAACTAGGGTTTTTTGGTAAGATAAAGTATCTTCTTACTGGCAATACAGATAAGAAGTGATTATATTATTTAAAAAACAAGACTAATCATGGATAGAAGTTTAAAAACATTAGAAACTTTACATGAATGTTTAGCAAAAGAACTATTAGGTAAAATACAAAGTGGAGAAGCAAAGGCAGGGGATTTGAACGTAGCTAGACAGTTTCTAAAAGATAATGGTGTTGAGTGCTTACCAGTAGAAAAGAACCCAATGCAAGAGCTTATGGAGAACTTACCAGACCTAGATGCTGTACCTTTAGCTGATTTATAATTGCAACCTTTACCAAAAAAATTACAAGACTTTAGATATTTCTTAATCGTTACTTGGAGACATCTAAACCTACCAGACCCTACACCTGTTCAGTTAGATATAGCTGAATATCTACAATATGGTGCAAGACGTAAAATCATACAGGGATTTCGTGGTGTAGGTAAAAGTTGGATTACATCTACCTATGTAGTGTGGAGACTTCGTATGGACCCACAGCTAAAGTTCTTAGTCGTATCTGCCAGTAAAGATAGAGCCGATAACTTTACTACATTTACCATGCGTCTTATCAATGAGATGCCAATATTAGCTGATTTGATCCCCAGAGACGACCAGAGAAACAGTAAGGTAAGTTTTGATGTAAAACCTGCACAGGCTGATCATGCTCCCTCATGCTCTTCTAGGGGTGTATTAGGACAAATGTCAGGAGCTAGGGCAGATGAAGTAATCGCTGATGACGTAGAAGTTCCTAATAATTCCTACACACAGCCCATGAGAGACAAACTTAGTGAAGCTGTAAAAGAATTTGAAGCTATCTTAAAACCAAATGGCAAAATTACTTTTCTAGGTACACCACAAGTAGAAAACTCTGTGTACCTAACACTAGAAGAAAGAGGATATGAAACAAGAATATGGACTGCCAGATACCCAGAACTAAAAAACAACTATGGAGATAGACTTGCTCCTAAAATTCAAAAAGAACTTCTAGAAGGGCTTGTAAAGCCTAAAGATCCTGTAGACCCTATAAGGTTCTCAGCACAAGATCTAATGGAACGTGAAGCTTCCTATGGTCGTTCTGGCTTCAATCTACAGTTCCAACTAGATACAACCCTTTCAGATCAAGATAGATACCCATTAAAGATAAACGACCTAGTAATTGCTTCTGTAAATAAAGAATTTGCACCAGAAAAAATTATTTGGTCTAATAATCCCGAATATGTCATTACAGATCTCCAATGTGTAGGGTTTAATGGCGATAGATTCTATCGACCAGCCCAAGAATTTGGAGACTTCATAGAATATACAGGGTCAGTTATGTTCGTTGACCCCTCT